ACTCTACGTCCTTAGTAGTCAGAATGTTTTGCCAAAGGTCTGCACCATTGATGATACCGTCTGGACGCCACTCAGCGGCATTCCAGTAAGCTTTGACGATAGGTGCAGCACCATCGTTCACTAGGACTTCATTGGCGTCCTTACGATCCAGGCGCATAACAAAGACTTTGCCAACAGGCAGCATTTCTGCCACCTGTTGAACTGCTTTCTGTCCTACTTCATCATTGTCAAAACATAGGACTATCTTTTCAAACTTTATAAGCCACTCATAGGCAGCTTTAATTGCTTTAGGAGCTGCCGGAGCACCGTCAGGTAAACTAACGACAGGCCATTTGTTCTCGAAAGCCTGAGATACAGAGAGAGCGTCTAGCTCTCCTTCTGTGATGACGATTGACTTGCCAGGGGACCATAGATGCTGACCCCAGAGAGGTAGACAAGCGCCTCTTTCTCCCAGCCAACTAAAGTGCTTGTTGGCTCCGCGTATTTTCTGAGCGACAATAGACCCTGTAGTGTTGCGATGGTTAGCAATGTGTAAGGGTCGACCATCTTCGGTATTTCCAATTTGGTAGCCGAACTTTCTGCAAGTATCTTCTCTAAGACCTCTTTTTGGTAAGTCTGCGTAAGACCCCGACAAAAGTCGAACCAGGGGTTTGTTATTTGTGTCATTCACTTTGTTCTCTTCTTTGTCGTGGGAACCAAAATACGTCTCGCACTTGTGACAATATGAGGTCCCATCTTCGTAATAACCTTTTGCACCACTCGAACCACAAGCCTCACAAGGGCCGCTACGTACGTAGGTTCCCACAGTTACTCCTTAATTTGTTAGGGAGACATTATTGATGTCAGTCCACCAATAGTTAAAGGCACCCATCCTTGCGTCTGGATCTTCGCCCATACCATTGTGACCATCGTTCCAATTATTGAACTTGACTAAGACACGATGACCAATTGGACTGTCGGACACTTTTACAACAGTGCCGCGCATCATATTTAGTTTGACGCCAGTTCGACCATTGTGACCATGTTGTTCGTCTGGTTTACCCTTGGCGTTGTAGTAAACTGTATCACCAACATTGAACGATTGCTCATCAACTGCTTCATCAACTACTTTATCCCAGTAGTCATGTGCTGCTTGATTGATTTCTTCTTGCTCATCTTCTGGATCATCAACTGAGACAGCCGTTCTATGCCAATCTTCAGCAAACTCTTCTTCGTCTGAAGTTTTCCATTGGTAGTCACTATGAAACAAATAGTCGTCTGTAGTGTAACCAGCTTCACGTTTTGTAGGAATTGGCTTAACGCCGACCCAACCAAAGCCAGTAGCTCGAAGAAAGTTAGCGAAGGTAACTAGAGCCTTCGGCAAGTAGTCTGCGTCTTCTCCATCAAGCGTATACTCAAGGTTCTTTCCGAAGCCTGAGTAAGTAAAGGTCATCTTAGAGTCACCAATCTCTCGGGTCATGCTGATACCTCATAACGAGCATAGCGATGACCAGAAGCATCTTCTTTGATTTGAGTAACAATAGAGATGCCTGTGTTTCTCAAGTCGTGAATACAAGCAGACAAGCGATAGATGCTGTAGACTGTCCAAGCTTCCATTGGTGTAATGGAACCATACTTAGACAAGTGGTTTAGGATTTTACGTGTTTGCGGTTTAAGTTTTAGTAGTTGTGCTATCGGGATTTGCTTTGAAGCAACCATTCTTCCGGTATCTTTCCGTTGTCAGCCCAAAGAAAACCATTGTCCTCAGCCCACTTGGAGCAAGGAGTAGGTGAATTTGGGTAAATAGGGGTTTTTGCGTTTTGAAAGACCAAGCGTAAATCAAGGTCTGGGTATTGCTCTTTGACTAACAGTAACTTCTGTCTGTCTTGAGCTGTTCTGAAGCGGCCCTTAGCTTCAATCACCATGTTTCCGATTACAAAGTCAGGCGTATACTTTGCCTTCCTCGATGGAACCATGTAGCTGATCTTAAGTGTCTCGTAGGAGAACTCTACGCCGCTATCAGTTAGTTGTTTTGCTATTTTGTCTTCAAGCTTTGAACGATACTTAGCTCTTTCTAAAATAGGTGAATTAGATGTCGAGCGCGCTTGTTGTCTCGAAGCCACTCGTTGTTTCTGCATTACTTAAGTCAACCTCAAAACCATCTTCAACATCATCGAAAGCACTAAATGTGTTTGCGTTAAGTTTAATTACTTGAACTTGTTTTAAGCCGAGGCTAATACCTTCACCATTTTTTTCATATGGTCTTACCTCGGCAAAAAAACGAACTTCTGATCCACCAGAAACATTAATCCCATCTGGCAAAGCTTTCTTTTTGCTATCATAAATCATTGGCTTGAATTTAGACTTAGCCTTAATGATGTAACCATCTCCTTCTTTATCTTCTTCAATTGGAATATGAATTTTCTTAGTCTTGAATACGTGGTCTTTAGTTGCATCCAATATTTTACTCTTAAAATCTTCTGCATCTTTTTTACTGACACGTATTTTTAAATCGTATTGACCTTCTGGGTTATACTTTGTGTCCGGCTGGTGTATGTGCGGATACACTGCTGTCCCAATAGGTGAAGTTACAAATTTCTTACTCATGTTTTTCCTTTTAGTGTGCGAAATAATAACCGCCTGAATGCGCCTTCTGAATTACATCCAGTGGAACGGGATAACCCATGTCCAATAGTGTTCCAGCCATTATTAGAGCATCTGTGGCCGTCATGTTTTCTATTGCAGGGAATTGACTGAAGATTATTTCAATCTCTTCCAGCGATAGTGGTTGGTCTTCTTCATCTTCATCAAGCGAAGGCGTATTCGGCATGTAATATTTCCTCGATTTGTAGTGTTCCTTTAGAAGGTAAATCTGGAAGCTTGTATCCATCAGTAACTAAATGGACGCAGTTTTCCTGTAGGATCTGTTCTAAAGGATTATTCTTGGTATAAAGCTCTACAAAGGTTCGTTTTATTATCTGTCGAAACTTCGCAGCGTCATTCGGAAGACAACCAAAGCTGTCGTGAACGAGAGCCACGCTGTTTATATTTTCTCTCTTTGCTTCAAGAACTACCATCATCAAGTGACAAGCGTCGTAGCTGTGAACAAACGAAGGAGCTACTGCTTGAACTGATAGTTGCTTAGAGATACCTCCAGTTTCTTGCATAGTTCTTGGTTGTATGCGTATTTTTATTCCTCTGTCATGAAGAAACAGATCAATTCTTGTAGTATCTGTGTTAGGACACCTTAACATTACAGGAAAATTAAGGGGCGTTGTCCATAATGTTGGCATTCCTTCATGAGACATTACTCTCGCTATTTGTTGTAAATAACGCATCACTTTAGCTGGACGATTTACTGTCTCAACAATTGCATCATAAGTAAGCCCAGATAGATAACGAGCGGCAGCATATCCACCATCATCACCAAATGGATGCTTGTGTAATTCACCAGAGAGCACCTGTAGCTGAAGTGGACGCATCGTATCCTCAAGGATCTGTTGCATCATTCCGGCGCGCTTAGAAGAATAGCTAAAGGTCATTGTGTTACGCTTGACTAGGCTTCTAGTTACGCCATAGTCCATGAGCATTTTAGCAAGCTCTGATATACACACTGTCCTTGACTCAGTTTCAGACACACGAAACTGTAGCTTTTTTTCAGATACTAAATCCTGCTCAACTTTCACTCTCACATTGTCAGCAACAGTCTGATAGATGTCCGCTGGTTTCTTTGAGTTTAGAAGATTGACCAAAGCTCCAGTCTCAGAGCAGTTACTTTGAGCCGCTAAATGCTGAAGACCAGAGCAGGAGCCATCAAAGGAGACTGGTATATGAACAGGAAGCCCCTCTAAAGCGTCTCTGAGGGCCATACATGCCGCTACAAACATAAAAGGCTTATCTGCCTTTAGCCACCACTGGTTACTTAAGGGTGACCTTCCAGTCGCAATAAGCAGCTCTAGATTGTCGTCTACCCACCAAACACGTTCATCAAAAGATTGCTTAGAGACTTTGTTAAAGTCACCAGTGTTCGCTACGTGAACTTTAAGCCAGTAAAGGCCCTCACTCGTTAACACTTGTCCTTCGTTGAACATGAACATAGCTCGTATATGGTCCTGCCGCTGGAACTGAAAGTGCGGAATGCCATACACACGCCCTCTGTAGTCGAGATTGGCGGGTATCCAGAAAGAAGCATCAGCTAAAGCATCTGCCATAGCGAAGTCACGAGAGAGAACAATTCGTTCGCCTAAGTAACCACGGTTAACTGTAGCAATCTCTGATGCTTTACGTTTCCAAGTCTTCTGTTGGTTTTCTGTCATGTCGTCCCATGCACAAGGTTTCTCAGGCATAGGAATATCTTTGAGTGCTGGTAGTCCCTCTACACGCATATTGTTGGTGTAACAGTGACGCACTAAGTCCAAGATAGGCTTATTGATACGCCATAGTGTTGCTTGAGCGTGATTAAGGGACTCAAGAACCTGAGACATAGCACCAGATTTAATAGCTTTATCTACGTGAGCTTTAACAGGCTTCTGGTAGCTTCTGATTAAACCATAAGGGATATTGTCTATGTAGATGGTAGACTTTTCCCAAGCTATTAGTTCTCCAGTAACAGGAATACCAATAACGTTACGCATAATGATAGAAGCTGTGATGTCGTCTAATTGTTCTAAAGCTTCTTCAGTTAACGAAAGTCTGTTTTGACTATCTAGACAAAACGCTGGTCCATCTAACAGTCCACTCAAAAGCCATTTGCCAGCACTGATCCTCTCAGGGTCAGTCCAGTTCTCAAACTTAAAGTCTTCAAGCTTTTTAGCGAAGGCTCTTAAGGCCGCTCTTCGTTGCTTAATGGAACTGTTTTTAGCTTTGGCTAAAGCTTCAAGTCTATTCGCTTGGTGTTCATCATACTGCCCTAAAGCATAGCCATAGCACTCCATGTAAGCGGCAGTTCCTAGTTGTCTTAAAGCTGCCGAGAGTGACTGGTTTTCTTGACAAAGAGCAGAAATACCAGCGTTTAGAGCCAAAACAGTCAATTTAGAGGGTTCTAAAGATAACAGAAGCCTCTGTTTGCCTCTGAAGTTCCTGTTTTTCTTAGCTTTTTCTGTAAGGTCACTAAATACAGAGATATAATTCCCATACAAAACTTCAGTAAACTCTAGTCCCTCTTGGGTATCTCCTTGTCCTGTCCGTTCAACAGTCTTTGACTGCTTATAGGTCTGTCTCTCGATAGTTAAATCCAGTGCGTCCATACAATCCTCATTGAGCTGAGAGAGCGGCGTATATGCTATAGGGAGGGTTCGTTCCGAAAACATAATCCAAGTCATTGATTTAAGTTACCCTTTCCTAACTATCATCTATCCGTTCCTAAATTACCACGCACCTAGTAACGGATGCGTAACTACCAGTCAAATGTTCTCTGTAGGTTCTCACCAGAGACTTGACAGATATTATTGTTATCTCTAGGGGTCTTCACCTTCTGGGGGAATGTCCCGAGCGGCAAAGGGGGCGGACTGTAAACTATCGTACACAGTTTCGCAAATTGTTGTTTTTATTGTATTCCAAGGATTTTGTCGGTAACCACTTGGGTGGTTTTTGGGTAGGGTCCCATGCACTTTCCCATGACTCCCAGCACCCTTTAAAACCTCCATTGCGTTCCTTAAAGTCTCTCGTGAAGGGTGTGTATACTTTCGCGTCGTCGTAAGAGATTTGTGTCCTAAAAGATCCGCTACAACTAACGATGGGACACCTTTAGCGGTCAGGGTTGTCGCTGCGGTGTGACGCAAAACGTGTGGCGTTACGATGTCATGAAGCTTCAGCGCGAGTGAAGCTCTGTGACACGCGCGTCTCAATAAATCCTCATCAGGAACTTTTGTTGACAATACCTCAATAAGCGGCTCTGCTAACTCAGCGGGTAGGGGAACGTAGCGCCCGTTACCCGTCTTCACTTGCTCACCCTCAAGGTTCAAGTAGTAGCCACCAGAGTCGGTCCAGTCATCGAGTTCCACTTGGTCAGGCGCGAGTGACAGAAGTTCACCAAGGCGCATCCCAGT